TGCATAACTTCTATAAGTCACCCGCATGGCTAGCTGCTCGTGAAATAAAAATAATGTCAGTAAATGGGCTTTGTGAGCGATGTGGACAAATCGGAATCGAAGTTCACCACAAAGAAAGACTGACCATTGAGAATGTTAATGACTCATCGATTAGTTTTAATCAAGAGAACTTGGAATTACTTTGTAGAGAATGCCATAATAAGGAACATGACAGATTCAATAATAAGATTCGATTTGATGTAGATGGCAACCTAATAAATCCAGAAAAACCTAATTAAAGTAAACATTTTTTGATATAATGTTTATAAAAGCAGGTGAAATCATGCAACCACAAAAAAAGAGGTTGGATTTTAATATAGGTCCAATTAAAGTAAAATTTAGAAATGAATTTCAAAGAATATTCGAAATTAAGGAATCTGAAGATTCTAAGTTCAATGTACTAGAGATTGGTTATTTGGAATACAATGATATTTGTGTCGTGCTTGCGGTTAAAGAAGATACTGAAGATGAAACCGTTATTCCTTTCATTGCAGAAACAAAAAAGGATGATGAATACATTATCATGTTTGATTATGAATGCTACATGAAGATTAATGACCAGAAATATAGATGTTACATAGCACATGAATTAGGTCATATTGTTTCTGAGATTAAAGGAAAAAAATTCCCATTACAATCATATGAAGATAAAGAACAGGAAGCCCTAGCTAATATTGTAAATCAAAATGAACATTCTGCTGATTTAGAAGCATTAGGATTACTGAGAAATAAAAACACATACATAAACTCGTTGAATTATTTGATAGATAGATTCAATGAAATAGTTCCAAATAACAGTGATGAGATTAAGAAGAAAAATATTTATATTCAAACAATGAAATTAAGAATTAGTGCATTAAATTGATCCCCCCCTTCTTAATTATGAGTAATTCAAAAGGGTACCGTACAGGGTGGCAAACAAAAAATGGAAGGCAAAATTTTTGAAAATGTTAAAGTGAGGAAGTGATTTTTGATGGTGCATAATTACATTTGTAATTGCTCAATATGCAATACACCTATTAGATTGAGATTTCAGGTGGATCATTATGATATTCCTGTGAATATACATTGTCCTGTTTGTTCAACACTAATAAGTGGAACAATTAGAATTCCAAATGATGATGGACCCCTTAGTTTAGATCAAAACGAATGGTTTCAGTATCAGATAAAAAATGTTCATAAATCAAATGACAAACCTATCTATGTTGCCGAATTATCTGCAGAATTTTTTCAGAGAAAACTTCGTAAAGATGACGATATACCTGATATAACACCATTTTTAAGGATGATGATGTTGGGTGGTGAAGAATCTGTGTTGAATCTTCAATCACTTCATAAATCGTATGATGATCTTTTAAGGATGAAAAATTCTATGAAAAATTTGAATAATCTTTGGATTAATAATAAGATTGATATTTTGATTCAGAATCTTGAAAAGGATGATCCTTATACTAGTATTCTAAAAAGTGGAGATTATATATATGCTGCTAAATCAAGAATTGATGCTAGATTAATTCTTCATCACGCAAGAAAATATTGGTTAAGTGGATTAATAAACAAGCAAACTTTTATCGAGGCTGATAAAGTCCGCATCACCGTCCATGGGAAAACGTTTCTTTATCCTGAAATTGCACGTTTCAGTAGTTATTTGTATGGAAAAAACAAGTTTCTAGACTTTGATATCAAAATCTTGAAGTTAACTGAAGAGTTTATTGATTTGTTTCCGCTTTTAATCCCGATCGTAAATAATTATGAAATCATTGATCGTTTTGACCTTAACGAGCTTGGAGTAACTACTGTATCTTATGAAAATCTAGTTGATTTCTACATGAATATGTACGAAACATATTGTGATCATTGCGACCTAATAATAGGAATAAACAATATTATGCATAGACAGAAGTATGATTCTTTTAGTAATAGAAAAGGCTTTGATTTTGATGAAACAGTTAATAGTGTGGGATCAAAATATAATAAAGTAAATCAACTTGTAAATGGTTCAGAAGTATTTGGACACACATATAAATCCGTAGTGAACAATAACATACGCAATGCGATTGCTCATAGGACGTTTAACATGGATGTGATTAATCAGAGGATTAACTTCATTGATAAAAACAAAGATAAAGAGAGAATTAACTCATTATATTTTGTTGAATTTGGAGTCTTGTGTCTTAAACTTTTTTACAAATTGAATGTACTTTATGAAATGAAGCATCAACTCGAAATGTTTTATCTAGTGGTAGTAAAAAGAGAAAAGCAAAACTATGGTTTGTCAAAATAAAGTCACTTAAGTGGCTTTTTTACTTGCTATTTGTCCTCTTTAGAGTGATTTATATTACTAATCATTGGAGGTAATCGGTGTGTATAAAATTGGAGATAAAATTAGAATCATTAACATGAAGGGTGAAGACCATTACAACGGTCGTGAAGGAGTCATCGAATACATAGATGGACTTGATCAACTACATGGAACTTGGGGTGGATTAGCAATCATTCCAGAAGAAGATTTGATTGAAGTCATAAACTCTGAGGTAGTTGAAAGAGTCAACTGAGTGAGGAACTGAAATGTCTAAAATAAAAGATGTGAATATTGAGATTGAGCGACTTCGGTCGCTTTTTTCATCGGTCGATGAGACCAAAACCCAACTAGTCGATAACCTTATTGAGCAGGCTGCATTTATGAAGGTTGAACTTGGGGTCCTTCAAGAACAGATAAGGAAGTATGGAGCTGTTCAAGTTTCAAGCAAAGGTGCTCAAAGACAAACAGAAGCAGCTAAGTACTACACTAAACTTATCAACTCGTATGGAACAGTTATCAAAACACTCAATTCAATCATGGGAAAGAACGTAATTGATGGCGATGATGCGTTTGATGAGTTTCTCAAGAAGGCGAATATGGCATGAACTATTTAATTGAGTACTACCAGAAAGTGATGTCCAATGAAATACTAGCTGGAGAGGAATTAAAGAGCACTCTTCGAAAACTGATGGATGATATGGTTAATCCTCGATACGACTTTGATGAAAAGCCAGGAAACATGAGAATCGATTTTATCGAAACCTTCTGCAAGCATACGAAGTCCCCATTCAATGGACAACCATTCATTTTAGAACTTTGGGAAAAAGCAATCATTCAAACTGCCTATGGGTTTAAGATTGCTGAGTCTGGATTAAGACGATTTAATGAAGTCATATTACTGATTGCACGTAAGAATGGAAAGACAACCTTCATCGCTGGGATTGACCTTGCTGAATTCTTTCTTTCCAAAGGTGGAGTTGATATCGTATGTGCTTCAAACACGAGTGAGCAAGCGAACATTCTCTTTGAAGAAATCAATAACATGCGTGAACAGTCACCTACTCTATCAAATGAGAAACGTAGTAAAAAGAATATATTCTTCATCTATTCTCCGAAAACAAAGAACAAGATTAAGAAATTATCTGCACAAAGTAGAAACAAAGATGGTTATAACATTGAAGTGGGTTGTATTGATGAAGTGCATGAGATGACTGATTCAAAAGTATATGATGCCATCAAGCAGAGCCAATCAACAAAAAAGGAACCACTAATCTTCATCATCACAACCGAAGGAACCACAGTGGGTGGATTCCTCGATAACAAATTAGACTATGCAAGAAAGATGCTGAAAGGTGAAATCACTGACGAACGTGTACTTCCCTGGTTATATACCCAAGATAACACGCAAGAAATATATGATGACCCTAAGAATTGGGTGAAATCTAATCCCAGTTTAGGTGTGGTAAAACTCTCCTCGTATCTCGAAGATGTGATGAACAAATCAAAAAATGACCACTCAACAAGAGTGACTATGTTATGTAAGGATTTCAATATCAAGCAAGTCGATCAAGGTGCATGGTTATCTTTTGATGATTTAAACAATGAAGCTAAGTATGAACTAAGCACTCTGAAGAATTCATATGCAATTGCTGGTGTCGATTTATCATCAACAACTGACCTAACAGCAGCAATCCTAATCATTCAGAAGAAGGATGACAACAAGAAGTATGTGTTATCACATTTCTTTATGCCGAGTGATGTTGTTAAGAAACGTATGGAAGAAGACAATGTCCCGTATGATATATGGATTAGAAGAGGTTTTATTACACTAACTGAAGGCAGTCAAAATGATTTTTCATTGGTGACTCAATGGTTTATGAAGATGATTCAAGAGCACCAAATTAGACCTCTCTGGGTAGGATTCGACCCCTGGAATTCTCAATATTGGATTAAAGAAATGGAAGAGCTAGGATTTAATATGGAGAAGGTTCGTCAAGGTGTCTACTCTTTATCGGAACCAATGAAACAACTGGAAGCAGACCTAAAGAATAAGCTTATCAACTACGACAATAATCCGATCTTGAAATGGTGTTTGTCTAACACCCAAGCCAAAGTTGACTTAAATGGCAATATTCAACCTTCGAAACTTAACTCCAAATACAAGCGAATTGATGGAACAGTAGCTTTGATTATTGCTTATGCAGTTCTTAATAGGTATAAGATAGATTACGAAAATATGCTATAATAAATCCAATAAAGATAAAGATATCGGGTGAAAGTATGAGTATAGAATGGCGTAACAAGGAAAACTTAATATGGACGATTAAACAACTAAGGATTATTTATAATGAATCTAAGCCCAACTCAGAGCAAACCAAGTGTTTGATTAAATTAGTTCGAGAATCAATTAAGAGTCACACAAATCATAATGGAGCCGATTATATATCATCTTCAGCAAAATCATTGTTAGATGAGAGCAAATTAAAGATGAGAAACCACGGAGACTTAAATAAAGCTAACAAAGTTCTTGGGAAAAGAGGATTATTAACGCTTGATCATTTAATCCCTGCAGCAAAACAAGCAAAAGAAGTATTATTTGCTAAAACAGATGATGATGCAATTAACTTGTTAGATAAATTTCCTTTAGCTCTGATAACTTCTGATGAAAACAAACGTATTAATGAAAATAAAGAAGGTAAGCAGGATAGACCCAATGGTTGGGAAGAGATTTATAAGAAAAGTGGTATTGTTTTAGAAATTTATAAAAAGTGATTAACGGAAATTAGAGGCAAATGCCTCTTTTTCATTGGAGGTGATAATTTGAGTTGGTTAACAAGTAAGAAAAAGGAAGGTTCAACAAACACCTTCCAGTTATTGAATCAAAACAATACGTTCTTCATACCTTTTGGTAACAACATATCCAAAAGTGATGTGGTCAAGATATGTATTGATAGGGTTGCGAGCCAATGTGCAAAACTCAAACCAAGATACATAAAAACTGAAGCAGATAAGACAGTAACCGAGAAACAAGGTCGACTGTCTTTTTTATTGAAGCACAAGCCAAACCCACTCATGACACCTTATGACTTTATCTATAAAGTGATTACGTTATTGCTACTGAATGATAATGCATTCGTTTATCCAATGTTTGACCCAATAGATGGTGGGCTTAAAGCACTCTATCCTCTCCGACCGATTTTGGTAGAAGCAATAGTAGATAATGCTGATGGTTATTACTTGAAGTTCTACTTTGATGATGGTCAACAATTTATGCTGCCTTATGAGAATATCATCCACTTGAGGAAGTACTTTGCATCCAATGATATCTTTGGTGGGAACGGATCATCTGGTGATCATGAAGCAATCCTAAAAACCATCTCAATCAATGAGAATGTGCTTCAAGGAATCGATAACGCAGTCAGATCATCGATGCAGATTAAAGGGATCATCAAAATGAATGGGATGCTTTCGGAAGCTGATAAGAAGAAACAAAGAGAGCTCTTTGATTTAGCACTCAACGATTCTATCAGTACTAAAGGAAGCTCCATCATCCCCATTGATTTAAAGTCGGAATATGTACCTTTAACAGTAGATCCTAAGTTGATCGACAAAGAAACACTCGAATTCTTACAATCCAAGATACTTGATTATTTTGGCGTATCGGTACCAATCTTCGCAAACAAATATAGTGAAGAAGATTTCAACTCGTTTTATGAGTCAACCATTGAGCCTCTAGCCATTCAGCTATCAGAGGCTTTTTCTTTGGGATTGCTTACCGAAAATGAGTTAACTCGTGGTGAAGAGATTATTTTCTATAGTGAACGATTGCAGTATGCAAGCTGGAATACAAAAGTGAGTGCCATCGAA